TTACTCTAAAAGTAGTAGGGCTACTATCTGAATAATCTAGTGTATCAGCATCTGCATTTTGTATAAATGGATGAAATATTTCAATTACATTTTCTTGTTCACTAGTATCAAGTCTAGTAATAGTCATCATTTTAATGTAATGATTTGTTGTTTTTAAATCAAATCCTTTTGGACTGTTTAGCCACTCTACGTAACTATCTTCGTTCATTGGTCCTGAAAAATAATGATTAGCGTACTTCTTAAGGAAATTTTCAAATACAGCATCTTTAGTATCGTATGCTGTCAGTGTTATAGGAGTATAATCTATTCCTGTTTGTACTACGCTTTTATTATTATAATTATTAAGTGTTTGTGTTCTATATACAAACGATGGCATTGCCACATTAGCTATACGTGTAAGATTAAGGTTACTACCGTCATGCATAGTTAATCTTACTGCAAAGAGATACTTATTCCTTGGTATCGCTTTCATCTTAAGGTCTGGTCTATGCGGTAGCGTTTGACCATACAATAGATGTGCGTCATTGCCTATTGCCATTGTTACTAGTCCTTAATTTACTATTGTGTAGCGCCTGTGCCGTCTTTCATGTCAGCTCCAGATAATAGATCAACACTATTTACTGTATGCTCTGCATGATCATAACGTATTGTTAGTGTAACTTGAACCATACTTGAATCTGCATAATTTAAATCACCATATTGTATATTACTAATAAAGCAACCTTGTAGTTGCCATTTATCAAAAGTTTCTGGTTTAGTTGTTCCGTTAGCACCATCTAATGTTTCAATAATAGTTTCAAATTTATACGAACTTCCTGCTTTAGCACTTTGCTGATCTGCATGATCAACTTGTTTGTTTAATTGTGCACCTAGCTCTTTGATAACATGTGAATTCATATCATCACGTAACACTACTGTTACTGGTTCCCAAGTATGCTTACCTGCTAGATACATTTTTGAGTTGTATGAATCAACGACAACTTCTTCATGTGTTAAATTAGGTCTTGAAGCACTAATAACGTTTTGTGTTGTTGTATCGCTAGTTGCAGATACACCTAAATTGTTAAATGATACTCTAAATCTATATTGTAGTTTAGGCATCAATGTTGTACCAGGTGTTGCATCAGTTGGTACACCAAAATTTGTAATTACAGCCATTTGTTTTCTCCTATATACTAATACTGTAGTATTTCTGTTATATTGTATTTATCAAATCATTGCTGAAAAATTACAATATTTAAAATTTGTCATATTAAAGGCTACTATATTTCTATAGTAGCCCTTATTTTTAATTAAATTAAACTTTTAACTTAAATTTCGCCAGTATTTACGATTCTAATTGGAATATAAATAAATTCTGCTGATTTTGTAGGCTCAATTGCTACATCAACATAAAATTCATTTGCATCAATTCTTGCAGGCGTATTGTTTGTTGTATCACAAACTACCGCAAAGTCATAAACACCACGTTGTTGCATAATGTTTGATAAGAACCCATCAAATGTTGCTTTAGCATTTGAACGAGTACTTGCATCATTTGGCTCAAACAAGAAAGGTCTTGCTATTACGGCAAAACGTTCTCTTAAATAAGCTGTAAGTCTTGCTACGTTAACTCTATCTAATGCAGAAGCACTTGCATGCATTGATTTCTGTCCAAATACTACAACACCCTCTGTAGGGAATTTTGCAATTGGATTCATCTTCTGCTCATACATTGCATCTCTAGAACCTTGAGTTAATGATAATTTAACAAACTCATCTTCTGAATTTAAGTAACCAACGTTAGTTGCATTTTGTACAACACCACGTGTTAAACCTGCTGGTGCAAACCATTGGAAGCTCACGTTATCACTGTATGCATATGTGTATAATGCAATGTGTGATGCTGGAGCAACAACGTTATCACCTGTAGAAGGGTTAGTTGTTAATGCGTGTGGATAATAAACCGCACTATAAGTGTTTGATGTTACTAATCCATCTTCGCCATTTTCTGTAGCAGTTGTACCTTGTTTCCAAGCTACTGCCTCGGTTGCATTTAAACGGAATGGAGCGTCAACAATAATAAATGCTGTTTCGTCTCTGTCTGCGTTTAGTGTTACCATTTCATCATATAACTCTGTATAACCTGGAGCTGCAATTAAACGGAACGCTACTGTATCTTCACGTAGTTCTGATCCGCCTGCTGCTGCCTGCATAGCTGTTGTAACAACTTTACGCTGAGCTAATCTACCAAACGAACCTTTGCCGCTTGCTTGATTGCTTGCTTTGTTACGCCATTTCCAAGTTGTTGATAATGTTGTATCATATTCTCTAACTGTGTTAGCTGAACGACACATATTAATACCAGTCATTCCAACTGGGTGTACTAATGGATCTGGAGCGCCTGCTAATAGAGTTGCTTCAAAGTCACCTGCAGTTGTATCGTTAGCTGTAATATCGCCAAATACAACACCTGCACTTGTGCTTTGATCTGTAGCATCTTTTGCCACCCATGCCGTACCGTTATGTCTGTAAATTACAGGATAACCGCTTGCGTCTGTATCAACCCAATAGTCACCGTCAACTAGTGCGTTACCGCCTGTGTCTGTTGTTGGTGCAGTTGTAGTATATTGTACGTCTGCTGCACGTTCCCATTTTTGTGTTCCTGAGTCTGATTTAACTTCATAAACTGCTAATTCGTTTACATCTGGATCAAACCAAAGTTGTCCATTTACTGGATTACCAGTTGGTTCTGTAGTTGATACTGATACTGGATATGATCCTGTTGAACCAATACTGGCCCATGATGATCCATCATAACGTTTAAGTTCAATACTTGAACTTGCGTCAGTGAAATCAAGCCAAAGATCGCCATCTAATAACGTTCTAGCTGAGTATGTAGATCCATCTGCAAATATACCAGCATTATCAGTTGGTGCTGTATCTCCAGCGTATTCAATTGCTTGTCCAACAAACGAACCTGATGCTGTTGTGTACAAACTTGGTACAAATTTTATACCACCTGCTTGAGTTGTTTTAATCCAAACATCAGATGCTGATGGGCTAGATGGTGCTGAATAATGTGGAGCAAATGTAGTGTCGCCATCTACTAATGCCACCCATGCCGTACCGTTACTTTTAAAGTAACTAATAGTTGTACTTGATGTATCATTTGTAATTAATACTAAGTATTCACCTGCAGTTGTTGTTACAGTTGTAGGTGCACCTGAATTAACAATTTCTACTGTTGGAGTTTGTTCAGTCCACGATGTACCATCGCTTTCAAAAATACCCCAGCTTGCACCTGTTGGACTGATCCAATAAGTGTTATTTGCTGCTGCACCGCCTGGTGCTGATGAACTTGGTCTAAGTTCTGTTAGGTTAACATCAGCACGTACTACATACGCCGCCGAAGCTTGTCCTAAAAATGAATATGCTGCCAAAAGTCCGTATTCGTTAGTTTCGTCACCTTGTTGAACTGTACCACTTACTTTACGGAAATCAATGTTTCCAAAGTACTGTGTAAGTTCTCTTTGTGAAGTAACTAGAATAGGTTTTTTTGATTGTGCAGACTTTGTGTATTTTGCAATGCCATCTGTTTCAGTTGAGGTAGGGTCTGCCTTATCCTCACCAGTAGCAATGAATAACATAGGAACAGTTCCGGCTCCTGCTGGGCCGTATACTGATTCGTCTGTTACTGAAACCTGTACGCCAGGTGAAGTAAGATTTGCCATGTTAAGCTCCTTTTTCTAATAGGCTAAATGCCTAAATTTACTATACATGTATTTATTTGATTTTGCTTAAATCGGGGGTTTATAGTGTTAACTTAGTTGTTATTTAAGGCTATATTTATCAAAAGGGCCTCAAAACTTTCGCAAATGCACCTTTCAAAGTTATCTGCCCATTTTCCATGAACAATCATATGGATTCGATTTTCTGTTCCTGTATGCAATACACAATGCTGTCTTCCAATATCAATAGCACGAGCATCGCCTGGTTGCCATGGAATAAGTCCTGACTCCTCTAATGCAAACTCTACTCCTGGTGGATTACTTAATGCTACATTGAATGCCGCTAGGGCTCTAGTATCATAATCATTGTGGGGTTGTATATATCCACCTGGTTCCAGTAGCATATATCTAACTCTATTGTACTTCTTAAACGGCCAAACATTTTTTAACCATTCAACTGTCACTGGACACTGATCGGCAATTTCTGTCCAGCCCACGGGTGGACTATTTTCTTCTGTATCTATTCCTTCGTCTATGTACCAATGGGGTGGTTGTGTTCTTTCTGCTGATTGTCCATGTATAGTAATACTACTCCAGCCTGGATTCCAGTTTCCTCTATGTTTTACATATCTACCTAAAAGCGATTCTGCTTCTTTAGCCATAGCTTCATGTGGAACTGGAATATTCATTACTAAACTTGGACAATTACTTTCCCTTGCAATCCATTTTGCATAGTCCTGCATCAATCCATTATTCTGTTGCCACCCTTTAAACATATCGCCTGGATTTTTTACATCCCAATAATGTGAATGTTCTTTACATTTATTTAAAAAATTTTCTAATTCTATTTCGTTTTGTTCCATTTTAGTAATTTTCCTACTGTATGATCGGGGAGACTAGTAAAGTCATCTGTGCTCC